ACTCTAAATGCTGATACTGAAACTATTAATGGTGTACAATCAATAACACTGGCTTTAAATGCTTGGGTTGAATTAGTACACATCCAATCATCAAGTAGCAATTACTGGAAAGTGGTAGCCTCATCTGATCCTGCATTAGTTACAGCAACACCAACATATCATAATCATCAGTCGGGAATTGAAGGTAATCCTGTTATATGGAGTTGGCCTAATTCTATAAGTGCATGGTCTAGTGCAACTCAATATGACGCTGGTGATATAGTTAGTTATTCAGGTGGTAACTATGGTGCATTAGTTAGTAATATAAATGAAGAGCCACCAGGCTTATCTGGAGAGTGGACTGTTTTATCGTCACAGGGTGATCCGGGCAATATTACAATTAATAATACTTCAGTTTGGTTTTTTAATGACGCTGAAAGGGATGCTTTAATTTTTGTTTCAATTCCTCGTACAGCTCCAATTACATTAGGAGAAGATACTACTAATTACATATGTGCAGATAAGCAAACTAGCACTTGGAGCGTATTGACGTCTATAGATAGTATTGACTATATCAGGTATGTTCCTTACGCCATGGTGTATAAGAGAGCTGGAAGTACTAGTTTACATACTCAAATTATAGGATTTAGGGCTCATGGTGAGCTTGAAGCCCATCATAGTAGAGTATGGCGTACACAACACTACCAGCGTGAATTAGGCACATTAGAAAATTTATCGGTGGCTAATACGACACTAGCTATATCTGCTAGTGGTGGTGGTGTTTGGTCTGTAAATTTTAGATATCAAATGCCAGGTGTAACTCCAAGTACTAGACAATTTGAATGTATTTATACTGATGATGACTGGATGTACTATAGTCATACATCACCAGTTTTAAACAACCAGTACTATAATGACTGGACCTTAGCCGCTTTAAGTAATGGGGCTCAGTTAGAAGCTAATAAAATTTATAAGATTCTTAGTAGAACTACACTTGATTTTACATCTTGTGGTGCTTCTAATAATAATATAGGAACTACATTTAAGTGTAATAGTACTCCAACACTTGGAGTAGGAGATAGCGTAGCAACTGGCTTAGTTGACATGACAGCTGGTAAGTGGGGAATTTTATACGTATGGTGTGGTATAGAGAATGAAGATCATCTATATACTGTTATTGCTGATAGCCAGTATGACTCTAAAGAGTTAGCACAAGCTTCTAAATCTCTAGGTAACTTACCACCTCTTGCCACATCACATGCAATGTTTATAGGTCGTATAATATTTCAACATGATCAAACCACTAACATACTATCTGAGTCAGCTTTTGATACAGTATTCCAAGCTTCAAGTGCTGTAACAGATCATGGAGTATTATCTGGTTTAGCTGATGATGACCATCAGCAGTATCATAATGATACAAGAGGTGATGCTAGATATGTGCAGAAAAATGCTAATATAACTGGTGCATCTAAAACTAAGGTAACTTATGACGCTAAAGGGTTAGTTACAAGTGGGGCAGATGCTACTACAGCTGATATAACAGAGGTTGCCGATAAGAGGTATGTAACAGACGCCAACTTAGCTCAGATACATAATAGACAGCATACAGTGACATCTACGTCTGATCATACATTTCCAGGTGGGACTACAAACTTTTTAAGAGAAGATGGTACATGGGCTGCACCAACTGGTGGACCAGGTAGTAGCTTAGGTTTAAACGTAGTTCTTGCTTCACAGTACGGAATAATTATATAATAAGGAGGTAATAAAATGCCGGCTAACAATGCACCAATATTTACTAGATTAGGTCTTATAGGTAAAGGAGTTATCCTTAAAACAGCTGCAACTACAGACTATACTGGTGTGAACATAGAGACTAGGGAAGTCTTTGGTGGGGATGATACTACCGGTGCTTTTATTGAAAGATTAAGGTTTAAAAGCCAAGGTACTAATATTCAGACTGTTGCGCGTATTTTTCTTAATCGCAATGGCATTAATACTAACTGGGCTACTGCGCCAGCTGCTCCTACATTTACGCCATCAGCTTCAGGTGGAACTATTCTAACTGGAAACTACTATGCACGTATAGTAGCGATTGGTCCTAAGAGTTCTCAATCAGTTATTGGTACTGCATCTGCTGTTTGTGCTGTAACAGGACCAACTGGGTCTATTGTATGGCAATGGGCAGATATTCCTGGGGCTGTTAGTTATCGTATTTATATTGGACCATCAGCCACTACTCAGACTAGATATTTTGAAACAGCCACTTCTGACTATACCCAGACTACAATGCATGAAAATGGTATTAATGATGATCCACTCTGCGGTAATAACGTATTATATGGTGAAATTACACTACCAGCTACAACAGCTGTAGCTAATGCAGCTACACAGGATATAGACTACTATATGAATTTAGTTTTAGAACCAGGTGTTGAGGTATATGTTGGTCTTGGAACTACTGTATCTGCAGGATGGGCTATTACGGCTATAGGTGGGGTGTACTAATGAGACATGGAATGCATGTACCAAGTATAATAACACCAGCTAACCAGCAAATATTCTACGCTGGGTTTGGAGCGGCACCTTCCCTCACAACGCCAGCCCAAGTTTGGCGTAAGCCTAAAAACTGTAACATGGTACATATTCTTGCTTTGGGTGGTGGTTCTGGTGGTGGAGCTGGAGCTGCAGCTGGAGCAGCATCTACATCAGCAGGTGGTGCTGGTGGAGGAGCTGGATCAGCAACAAGTGCATTATATCCTGCATTAATGATACCAGATTGTTTATACATACATGTTGGTACTGGCGGAGCAGGAGGTAGTGCTGGTAACGGTGGAGCTGGTATACTTTCAATGGTATCAGCCCATCCTGCATGTCTTGCAGCAAATACCATAGCTATACTAGCATTAGGCAATGGTGGTGCAGCAGGTGGTACTGCAGGTTCAGGTGCAACAAACGGTACTGCAGGTACAGTAGGTGCAACTCCTACACTTGCAACTGTTGGATTTGCGTCTAGAGGCACAGTAACCTTCATTCCGGGAACAGCTGGTGCAGCTGGTAACGCTAACGTTTCAATAGCTGCAACTACGGTATATTGTACAGGTGGTGCTGGTGGCGGTGCATTAGGCGGTTCAGGCAATGGAACTAACGGATCAGTAGTACGAGGAACATCATCATTTGGATTACCTGGAGATGGTAGACCTGTAGGAACTGGTAATATTTATACAGCAGGTGGTATTGGTTCCGCTAGTAGTGGTACAAATGGTGATGATGGAACTAACTTTATATACGGCATGTTACAATCAGTAGGTGGCGGGGGTGGTGCATCTGGACCAGTATCAGGAGTATGGGCTGGCGGTAATGGTGGTGCTGGTGGATTTGGTTCTGGCGGCGGCGGTGGTGGTGGAGTATTTACTGGCGGCACTAGAAGTCTTGGTGGTAAGGGTGGAGATGGTTTAGTAATTATCACTTGGTGGTAAATAACATAACAAAGGAGAAAGACGATGGGAAATTACAAGCAAGATGAATCAGTAGCATGGCTAAGGTCTAAACAAGTAGTTATCACCAACGAGTATAATAAAGTACCTTCTATAGAATTTCAGGAGGAGTTTATTGTAGAGTCTGAGGGTAGTGTTATTAGTAAAACCCAAATGGGAAAAGTTACAGCAATGCTTTCAAATCCTAACGTAGAATTTGATCTTTTGAATCCTACTAATGACGCAGTAATTGGTACGGCTAAGTTTATTGATTCCTATGTTATTCTTTACAGCTTATACCGTTATTTAGGTAATAAGCGTGATGTTAGTAACACTAAGCTTAAATTAGTAGCCACAGCTACAGAGGTAATGGAAGCTGCGCGTATAGCTTCAGGGTTAGCTGATAGTGAAGCCAGTGCAGCAAATGTTCTAGCTTTAGCAGCGCCTAATAATGAAGAGCTAGCAACAGCAGCAGTATCTAAAGCTTCTATTGCTGTTACAAAAAAGGCAGAATTTGATGCAGCGGTAACGGCTCTTGCAGCAGCCCAATCCGCCTATGATGCCAGTTTACTTTAGTATACTAGGACCATATACGTAATCACAACTAACTTCCTTTTTAATTTATTGGGTGGTAATAAGTTTTCTAATGTATTAAAATAGCAGTTAATAATTTAACTGTATAATCTCATTTTAGATAAGGAGCAAATCATGCAAGTAAACCAAGTGGCGTTATCAATAGTTAAAGGTTTAGCGTTTTCTACAGTACTTGAGTACAAAGAAGAAAATAAGCGTGTATTTACTGACTATACAGGGTATGAGTTTAAAGCTCAATTTAGAGCTGCAAAATCATCCACGTCAACTTTATTCGCTACAGTAGTTCCTGTACCTGTTGGCTTAGGTCAGTTACGTTTATCTTTAACTGATGTACAGACTGCATTATTTGCTGGTGCTTCATTATATTATGATATTCTTGCCAAGCCAGCAGCTGGCTTAGTTGAAAAAATTTATGAAGGTGTTGTAACTCTTGTTGTTCCCTCAAGTGTTACGCAGTGGGAAAATGTTCCTCCTACTACTACACCATCTGTAGTAGCTGGTTTATTTAACGCAGATCAAAGTGTAGCTCTTACTTCTAATGAAGCTGGTGCTAAGATCTATTATACAACAGACGGTTCTACACCGACTGTGTCTTCCACGATGTATTCAGCTCCTATCGCAATATCTGCAACAACTACCCTCAAGTTCTTTGGTGTTGACACAGCTGGTAACGTTGAAGCTGTTCAAACTGCAGTATACACCATTGATAAGGTCGCTCCGGTTACAGCCTGTAATATTGCCAATGATGCCGCAATTCTTGCAACTGATAATATTACCCTCACAGCTAATGAGACAGCTAATACTTACTACACAACTAACGGTGCAACACCAACACAGGCTTCTACGCTTTATGCTGGTGCCTTCCAGTTAGCTGCTGGAACTTATACAATCAAGTTCTTCTCTATAGATACTGCTGGTAATGTTGAAGCAGTTAAATCTGTAACTAACGTGGTTGTATCGTAAGTTAATGTAAATCAGCTAAATACCCGCTACCTCTAGTTAGGTAGCGGGTATAAGAATTTATGGCCTGGAGAGGTATTTATGAAACCAACAACACAAGAGCTTGAAATAATCAACAGCAGATTGCCAGGAACATCTCTAACTGAAAGACAGGTAGAGGTTCTTCCATTTAGACTGTTTGATAATCAGCTCACAGATCGTTACACTATCATGTCGCAAGAAATGATGAAAAAGTTAATGCAAGACGCTAATAACGGTATGATTGCTTTTAACTCTTTACATCAATCAAGAAGTACTTTACCAGTTGGTAGGTCTATAGCTGGTCAGATAGTTAAAGTAGGCGATATTACTGAGCTGCAAGTTAAACTGTACGCAGTTACAGAGCGTCCAGATGGTTCCCCTATGGAAGACGGTAAAGACCTAGCTGATAAGTATAATACTGGTGCAGTATTTGCATGTTCTGCTGGTGTTTCAGTTGGTTTTTACAAGTGTAGCATATGTGGTAATGATATACGCGATTACAGGAGCTGTGATCACTTCCCTGGTGAAACGTATATTATTGATGAAAAACCAGTTATTGCCACTGCTTTAATGACAGGGCACGATATACAGAATGGCGTGGCTATGGATTGTGGAGCTTATGAATGCTCTGCGGTTACAGCTGGTGGTGTTCGTAGAGCAGGCCTTCTTTCTGAAACTTTCAGTCATTACAATAAAGACGTTGATCTAAAAGAGTTTAAAAAAGAGCAGTTTGATGGAAAAGACATTGCAGAGCACGTAACACTCATGCCGTTCGCGGCAACCACTATTAAGGAGGATGTACCTATGGCTGATCAGCCTACAGAAAAAGATCTTTTGGCTAAAAACTACGAGCTCATCGCAGACAAAGCCAAGATCGAAGTGAAGCTGGCAACAGTTGAAGGTGAGTTTAATGTACTCAAAACTTCTACTGAAGCCCTATCGACAACCCTGGAGACAACTCAAGCAGAATTTGCTCAGGCTAAAACTGACCTCGCAACGGCTCTGAGTGAGAAGGAAGAATTCTCCAAAAAAGTAACGGAGCTTGAAGCAGCTGCAGTTACGGCTACTGAAGAGTTCAGTGCAAAGGTTGCTGCAGCTGAAGCTACAGCAGCTGAAGCAGTTGCGTTCAAAGAAGCTTATGTTGCTGTGGTTGAGGCTAATGGTGTGAAGATTGCTTCTACTATTACTGACTACGCCTCGAAGACTGTCGAAGAGCTTAAAACGCTTAACGAAGAGTTCTTGGCAGAAATTGCCAAGCTTCCTTCCGGCCAGCAGACAGCTGGTGATGACGCCGGTGATAAGGTTGTAGCACCTGTTTATGCCGGTATTCCTGACGCTCAGTATAAAACTAAGTAATATAAAAACAATCTCTAGGAGGATTACAACATGTTTATTAATCATCAAGGTATTGGTACAGGTGGTGGGCTTCCCTTCTCGTTAGTTGCCGGGTTGAAAACGGCAGTTGGCCAGCAGGCTGATTTCACGGCGTATAACAAATTAGCTAAGCGCACTACAGTACAGGGTCAAGTTGACCTTTGTGGAGCTGGCGAAAAAGCAGTAGGTATTTTTGTCGACTGCTCCCCTAAAGGCGACACATGCACAGTTGAGACTGAAGGCTTCAACTGGGTTAAGTACACTGGCACAGCTCCTGCTGTTGCTGATTTTGTAACTCCGGCTGCTAGTGGTCTGGTTGCTCTGATTGCTGACACAGCTGCTCCTTGTGTTCCGACTGTTGGTGAGCTCTTTGCCGGTGTATGGCAGGTTGACCAGGTTGATACAGTAAATTCCATGGTTCTGATCAATTTTGAAGGCTAAAATAAAATACACCTGACAAGGAGAATATCTCATGCATTTGAACGAAAAAATTAAAAACCTGACCCGCTATGCTTCGGCTGCGGAAGTCCCGATGATGACCAAGGATCAAGGCCTTGATCACTACAAGCGTGCCAGTGAGCTCGGCATGACACTGTGGCAGTATTTTGAGCTCATTCAACCTTCACAAGCTAATGATACACTTACAGCTTTTGAGCGTCAGCTGCAGCTTGCTGGCATTATGACAAAGTCTGATGTCTCCCGTGGTCTGTTTGCTTCGACTGGTGAGTACTTCTTCCAGTCAGACCGTCCTGGCTCTGCCATCCTGTTCCCCGTTCTGCTTCAGAAGACAGCTCTCTGGGCTAAGATGAATCAGGTTGCTGACATCAATAAAATTGTAGCCACAACCCGCACAATCGCCGGTTCGTCCAGCTACCAGTCGCTGTTCATCGATGATAGCGCTATCATTGGCTCCGGCCCCACTGCTCACGGTCGCCGTTTCCGCGTTGATCAGCGTGGTCAATTCCCTTCGGTCAAAATTGGCTGGAGTGAAACAGCAAGCGCCGTCACCAAACACGGTGTCAAGCTTGACTGGACGTACGAGTTTGTTCGTCGTGCATCCATCGAGCTGATGACAACTGTTGTCGCCCGCATCATGCTACAGGATCAGCAGGAACTGTTTAACGAAGCTATCTCGATCGCCATTTCCGGCGATGGTACAGCTGCAAGCCCGGCTGCCACTGTCAAGAAATTCCGTCATGCTGGTGTTGCAACAGCTAATGACATCGTTATCAGCGCTTCTACTGCAGCTGGCAAGATCACCTACGAAGGTTACCTGAAGTTCATCGGCGGGTTCAAGCCGTATAACATCAATATCATCGTTGGCAACATTGCTACTCTGACTAAGCTGATCCTCATGGATCGCCCGAATATGGACCCTGCACAGATCATTCAGACTCTGACCACTCAGACAATGAATCAGGGCCAGATCACAGCCGATCAGTATAACGGTCAGCTGTTCCCGAATGTTACTTTCTACCCGTCGGAAGCTGTCGGCAACGACATCATCGTCGGCATGGATACTCAGTTCGCAATGGAGCGCGTAATTGAGTTAGGCTCGGACATCCAGGAAGTTACTCGTGTAATCGAGAACCAGACAGAAGCTATGGTTATCTCTATCGCTGACGGCGTCTCCAAAATCTTCCCGTCTGCTATTCAGGTACTTGACTTCTCGACGGCTTCCCAGTCCTAAGATCGGTCGCTTCCTCCTGTTGCGACCGTACCTGTTGGCTAGCCAGCCGCCTCTCCCTAGGCTAGCCAACAGGTTCTGTAGGAATATATATATATATATATGTGGCATAGAGCAGTGTTAAAACAATACTTCAGAAATGTTCTCATAGGAATAGATCAATTGATTAATTGTTTTTTCTTGGGAGCACCTGATGAAACTATGTCAAGTCGTTTAGCTCGTTATAAAGATAATCCTTACGGTAGACCTTTTTACTTGGCCGTTAATTGGGTTTTTGAACATATCTTTCGGTGGCCTAATCATTGTGAAGATTCTAAGGAGCCAGACGATAGACATAATGATGAGGTGCTTAAATGAAGCTTGGAGTAGTAAACGATCTTGGGTTAGGTAACTGTGGTGAGTGTAAGGATTGGAAAGAACTTCCAAGTTTACATCCTAAAGATAAAAAGAAACCTAGAAAAGAACGGCGCAGAGTTTGTGGAAAATGTTACGCAGCATTACAACGAGCTAATGAGCCGTTCTTTTTTGCAAAGAAGTCAATATCATCACATAAGTCTATGGCTAAAGAAGGCGATTACGACATTAGGGATGTAAAGGAATTACATAAATGGCAAGCTTTTAAATGTCCGTATTGCCAGGAACCAATTCATTATAAGTTTACTTTAGAACATATAGTACCTAGAGAACGTGGCGGTAGAAATATACTAGCTAATATGCTATTGATTTGCAATACATGTAACTCTAGCAAACAAAATTTTGAACTAGTTTACTGGTTAGATTCTAAGGGTTATAAAGTTAAACCTAAAATACTTTTAAAGATCAAAGGAGCATATCATGACCACGGCTACAGATTCGAAGCAACCTGCGGACACTGCGAAGGCAACAGAAATAAAGCAATCTGCGCCAGTAGCGCCAGTAGCCCCAGCAAAGAGTGTATCAACTCCGACTCCTCAGCCGCAAGCGGCTAAAGTAGAACCTAAGTACAAGTCTGAAGACTTTGATGGAGCTCCAATAGTTAAGCTGAAAGTTAAGCAAGCTGGTACAATGCAGTATGACCCACAGTACCACCTTAAATTAGATTCAACTGAAGCCACTGAAATGCCTTTAACACCTTTCTTTGCTGAGAGGATTGGCCGTACTGTAGAACTTTGCGTCTAATAGGGGATTTGCATGCCTGATGATATGGATAAACGACTAAGAGATGTAGAAAATAAAGTTTATTCATTTGAGCAAACTTTTGGTCGTATAGCGGATGATATACATGAAATCAAAGAAAGCATCACTGAGTTTATAGAAGTTAAAAGTAAGCTCAGTGGTGTTGATGTATTATTTAAGCGTATAGATGAACTAAGAAAAGAAATACAAACTGTGGATCGTTCAGTTACACCGATAGCCTCAGATCATAAGGCTCTCCAACAATTTAAAACTGATACAACAGTTCAAATAACAGCTATAAATAATAGACTTGCAAAATTAGAATTTGAGCATGAAAACTGTAATAGGTTAAAAGATGGTACAATAAACTTTTTATCTGGCCGTTTTGGAAGTGTCTTTGATTGGATCTTAAAAGTAGGTCTTGGTGCTCTCCTTGTTTATGCCGCAAAAAATGGTCTCGGGAGATAGTATGTCATTTCAATTTAATAGATTTACAAAGTTTAATCTACTAGCTGGACAATATTTATTATATATTTACTTAATAGCTATTACTCTTATAGTTATACATCAAATAAAACTTTTAAGAGATAACGATACCAAGATAGAATGCGCTATAAGAAAGATTGATGCAGCACATAAGCATACAGAAGAAATGATGGGTAGAGAAGCTCAACAACAGAAACAAATAACACTAATGTTAGAGCTATTAAAAAGAGAGCATAAAGAAGCAAAAACACTAGAACAACTACTTAAGGGGTGTAAATAATGTTTCCTGCAATCCCTGATTTTAAACCAATAGTAGGAACTGCAGCTAGGCAAGCTGCCTTTGGTAAGTTTGAATATATATCTGCTCCAGTAAAAGGTAATCCAGAGAATATATCCATTAAAGGTGATTGGGCCAGAAAAAATCTCTGTATTATAGATTTACCACAACTAATGGGTATTTCAGGTGCGCCTAATAGTGGTAAAATTCAATGCCATACAATGGTAGCTGACTCTTTAAGGTTTATGTTTCAAGATTTCGAACAGCAAGGTAAGTTAGATTTAATCCATACTTGGGGCGGTATGTTCTGCCCTAGATTTCAACGTGGTAGTAAAACATCTTTATCCAATCATGCATTTGGAACTGCATTTGATATAAATGTACAATGGAATATGTTAGGGGAAGAACCAGCTAATGAAGATGAACTAGGCTGTGTATATGATTTAGTTGAAATAGCTCATAAGCACGGTTGGTACTGGGGTGGTCATTTTAGTCGTCCTGATGGAATGCACTTTGAGTACGCGAGGATAGACTAATGAGACAGTTATTCACTTCTAATTCAGGTAGATTATCAAATACTAAGGTATGGTCTTTTATTGGTTGTGGTGTTGCTTCTTATATAATGATACACCTAACTGTTAAAGATAAAATGACCTGGGAGATATTTGTAGGCTATTTAGGAACAGTTGGCGGCTTCTCTCAGATAAGTAAGTGGTTAGCCTATAGATATGGAGTAAAAGCCGATGTGGTCACTGCTACTGAAAGCGATACCAGTATTATCAAAGTTGAAAAATGTAGCGACTGTTCTACCATTGCAAAATCAACAGCCAAGCCAGCAGAGCAGTCAGGAGACTAATATGGACCCTATTACATGGGCCACAGCTCTAAGAGTATTACAAAAGTATTGGTGGGTACTATTAGTTATTGGAATTGGCATCTATATCTGGATTTTGCGTGCTGGCATAGAGTCAAGAAATCTAGTCATTAATCAGCAAATAGAAACAATCGCTTCTAAAGATGCTGCATTAAAAGACTACAAGATTAGATTCGAAACGCAGAATAAGGCTATAGAAGATATGGCCCAAAAAGGAAAGGAGCAGGCTTCAAAGCTAGATGTAGCAATAGCTAAGGTTAATGCAATGAAGCCAGCTACACAGGTAATTATACGTGAGATTTATACTGATCAAGCTAAGAGTGCTAATGATTTGTTACTTAATGCTCTTAATGACTAGTTGTTGTAAATGGTGTCCACCAACAGAAAAAATAGTTGAGGTAAAAATACCAGTTCCAGTAGCTTGTCCAGCTCCACCAGTATTTGAACAAATAATAGATCCTGTTTTAAGTTTTACTCAATTAACCACCATAGAACAAAAAGTTAAAGACTTAAGAGCATCACGTGTGTTATGGAGAGAAAGATCAAAACAGCAAGAAGTTTTATTAGACTCTTATAGAGTCAGTGTAGCTCAAGAGAAATTATACTTTAAAAACTATTCGGGGCTTAAATAATGGCACAACACCAATTAACATTTGAACCCCCATATGAATATACTGATTCTGTTAGAGCCTTATTAGGTGTAACTATTAATGAGTTATCTGATGACACTATAATGTCTCTAGCTATTGTAGGACAGGCTGAACAAGCTGTCTATGCTTTAGCTCCTACCTTTAAAACTATTATTGAAGACTACGCCACAGAAGACTTAACAGTCCATAAGTTAATGATTGCATTCATTAATATGATTGCATTTTATGCATATGGACCTTTAAAAGTTAGCTTATTATCATCAGAATCTGATAATAAGACTATAGCGTCAAGATTTAAAGATGCTTTAAGTAGAGATCCTAATGAGTTTAAAAATGCTGCAAAAAAGATCTTAGAAGATGCTGGGTTAATTAAATCCACTGGTACTCCAGACTTATTAACATTTGTACCACCATCTATAGACGTTATAACTGGAGTTTAACATGTTAGAAAAAGTAACTAGCAAAGCATATCATGCTTTAAATGTTACAGATACTGACGGTGTTAAACACGACATCAAAGTATTAAACTTTACAGCTTCAGGCACTAGAACAAGTAGGTTAGATAGACAATGTGTAGTAGATAATAATACATTAATAGAGGTTGGTAAAGAATTAATTTTACCAGATGGAAAGACTCTAATAGTGTCTTATAAACAAGCGGATATATATCGGTCATCAATAATAAGGTATATTCTAGACTGTACAGAAGTTTCTCACTTTGTTAATATAACTAGAACTATTACAGTAAAAAGTAATCAGGGCGGATTAGCTAGTAAGAATGATACCCCAGTTTATCAAAATATGCCAGTTAAAATAGGTTTAGTAGAAGTACCTGAAAATAAAGTATTAGATGAAAATTTACCAAGTTTTGTAATGTATATGTCAAAGAAATATACATTACAAAAAGGTGATAGAATACTTACAAATGATTCAACATTTGAAATAGCTAAAGTTGATAGTTTTATACATGTAACTCCTGGCCTAATGGAGGTACGATTCGATAAGGATCCCAGATGGCCATAATTAAGCTTAAAGGCAGGCTAAGAATAAAAGGTACTATTAAAGCTAAAGTACCGCGTAAAGTTAAACGTAATTTTGATTGGTTAGTATTAGATGATATAAGAAAGTCTAGTGGTAAGTTAGGTAACCAAGGATTTACAGCTAGCGGTGTCAATAACTTAGCCCAGTACATTTGGAATATACCAATACCTGAGGATAATAGTTTAAAAGATACTATAAGTAGAATTAAGCAGCAACCACGTCCGGCTAAAAGACTAATGGAGTTTCTAGTAAGAGAACCAGTTACTGTATCTGAAACTCCAGAAGGTCCACAATTAAGTGATGGTCATCATAGAGCATTTTTGGCTGACCAATTAGGTTTTAAAAGAATACCGATGCAAGGTATAGTAAGTATTAAAACACCAGCTGATAAAAGAGTTGAGCATCGTCAGTCTTTAATTAATGCTGGAAAAATGTACCAAGCTGATGGAATATACTACCTTAAAACTCCGGTAGAAGGTACAGCACCATTTCTACATTCTGATGGCCATATTGATGATGACGGCAATATTTACATAAATTTACCGTTAGTAAAGCAAACCTTTGAAACTATACAAGAGTCTAAATCTGATGTTAATTTACGAGCATTCTTAAAAAGGCAGCAAACACCTGAATTTTGGAAAACTATTGGAGTTAGTAAAGTAGTCTATTTTAGTGTTTTTAATACATTTACAGAATCAGTTCTTAATACTGTTGAGCATGAGAAAATACATAAAAAATCAAAAGATCATATAAATAGAGACCATGTAGAACTTAAAGAAATAAGAGCACATTTAGGTTCTTTAACTAGTAAACAGATTGATTCACTTAGTGAAGTATCAGGTAAAGATTTAAAAGCTGTTCTATTAAATACTGAATTACAGCTAGATAGACTAGTAAGTTCAGCAGCAATATCTAAGGATATTTGGAAACAACTTGAAACAGAAACATCTAGAAGTATAACCAGCCCAGTTAACACTACAGTAGTTGCACCATACGCAGCTGTAAGATCTGGGCAAGATATGAGTAGTGCAGTAAGTTTACCGAGTTTAGAAGAGTTTAAAGCATCTAGTACGTATAATATTGATTGGAATAATCCAGTAAGTGTAGTTGCTGCCATAATACAAGAAGCTGTTAAAACTAATAGTTCTATTACTAGCCCTAGTATGGTAGCGTATATAAGAAAAAATAGAGATGAGCTTAGTGAGAATAAACTTATTTTAGAATCAGTTAACCTAGGCATAGATAAAGAATATTATTCCAATAAGTATATAAAACACTATTTAGACTCAATCCTAGGATAATATGTCAAGAGCAGTTAGTAGCATATCAAATATTTTATTATCCATAGAAAAACTTTTATGGGATAATATAGCTAGCCCAAATAATGAGCTTTTAATTTGTAAAAATGATTATTTAGCAAGACTAGATGAATTAACTACCGCACAATCAGCAATACTTTGGAGTGTTGAAAATATTGAAATGACTCACCACTGGTCAGCAGATTTGCTAATAGGGGCCACAGCATTTCAGGATTTCGGCAACCGCAAATTGTACAGGTTAACAGATGAAATTAAGTACTTATTAGATGAGAATATCTATTTATCTGTATATGATTATACTCAAGAACCAGTTGAAGACTTTGAAGTAAATAAACTGGTTGTTACAGGTCCAATAAAATGGTTACCTATAATAATAGAGCCTAATGAATTTAAAACAAGTATGTTTGTAGTAAAAGTAAAGTATGCTCAAACTGATTATAGGTAACTATTATGGCATTACAATCAGTTTTAATAGGCATGATGAACTGTAAAGTTGCAGGTATAGATAGTGGTTCTGTAAAATCAGCATCTATTAATGTTAAGCCTACATATAAAGAGCATAAAACAGGTTATCCACAAATAAGTGATTTAAAAGCACTAGTATATGCTGAAGGTGTATGTAAAGTAGAAACAGAAGAATCAATTATGTTTTCTACAGCTAAGGGTATAGCAATTGGTCTTTCACAAGGTATACCAATAGAAGTATCGTTTGAAGGTAATGCTCCTGGTCTTGGAGGTGTTGCTTTAACTATAAGCGGTAATGGTTTTGGTAATGCTTCTAGTATAGAAGGAAAAAGTAATGATTTTGGTGTTATTACTGTAGAGACTACATGTTTAGAGCTATTATTTACTGGTGGTGGTGGATTTGGTTTAAATAATCTGGTAGGTAATATACCATTTATTACTCCAGATTATACCTCACAAGCAAGAACTATAGATCCAGATAATTTAATCTTCGGGTCACCCACTATAAATAATGAACTATGTGTACAAGGTTCATTTAATGCTACTAGTAGAATAAAATGTTTTTCTTTATCTTGGCCACCAGTAATAGAAGCTGCAGTTATGGAAAGTACTGATTTTAATATACAAGGTACATTTTCTTCTGGTGATTCTTTAACAGTAACAGATGCAGCTTCTAGTATGATTCCTGGTACAGTTTTAATGCCTAAACAGTGTACATTTAGTGTTAATACTATTGGAGGTAGTATTTGTAGTATAGCAATGGATGGTATAGTGGAGCCTGATATTGGCTTTAGTCCTGGGAATGATTGGAATGGTATATCTGTAAAAATGTCTGCAATGTTAACAGATCCAACTGCTGTAGGAACAAATTGGGCAAACATAAGTTAATAAAACGTAGTTAATCACACAAGGAGGTAGTAAACAATGGCAGATTTAATGATCGGTATTTTGAAGGCAGAACTGTGTGATGCTGGTGGAACACCTGCATCTATTGGTTCACTGAAGAGTGGCTCGCTTACACTGAAGCCACAGTACAAAGAGCATAAGTCTGGCTTTCCGCAGATTACAGACATTAAAGTTCCTGAAGTTATTACGGGTACATTTAAGTTTGACTGCGAAGAGATCGGCCTTATCAAAACCCTCGCTGGAGCTGGTGTTGCCGCCCTCGGCGCAGGTGTTCCGCACAATGTTGATGTAAAGTGCGAAGCCCCTACGGCTCAAGGTGGAGCATTCCAGATGGACGGCTCTGGTTACATCAAAGGCGTATCAGGTCAGGTTAACGCAAATGACTTTGGTACTATGTCAGTCGAAGTTGACTGTGTTCCGATGGGTGGTGCTGGCGGTGCAGCGCTCATTACCTTTACCAATGTTGCAGGTGCTGGTACTAGCACAATTGCAGCTCCCAGCTACACACACCAGCAGTTAACAAGTGATTCAAATAACTTGTCTTTTGGTACACCTACAGTTGCTAAAGGTGCTGGTGCTGCTTCTAACTGTCGTATGTTTAACTTCAATGCGACTGGTAACTTTAAGTACCATACTTCAGGGTTTCCGCCAGTTATTGACCTTGCAATTATGGAGTCTAATGAGTTTACTCTATCGGCGGAGTTTGAAGATCCGGCAGCAGTTCTGTTAACTGATGCTCTGGCTGCTTTAACACCAGGCGCACAGCCAGTTAAAAACGTCACAGTTAACGCTACTTACCAGATTATTGGTGGTACAGATGTTGTTGTCTCGCTGAAAAATGCGATGGTTGAACCTGATCTTTCGTTCAATCCTGGTAACGACTGGAACGGTGTAACGGTAAAATGTACCGCATTGCTGCCTGTTGGTAGCCTTCCGACATCTGGTTGGGCATTAACAATCGCCTAAGTCATGGTTTACCGAAAGTGTTCCAAAGTCACGTAGTTTCAACCACACGGAATCAGCGTTACGAAATAGGGTCAAGTAGAATATAAAGGCCAATATATAACGCTGATTCCTAACTTAAGCATAAAGGAGTATACAGAATGGAGAAATTGGCACCTGGTAAATTTGAGGTGACGCTGTCTGGAGAGGCCCGGACTGTCGTTATAACTTTTGGACTTCGTAGTGAAATACTTCGTATTATCACTAAGAAACAACTCGAGTATCGTGGTATATCTGCTAAGAATATGCTGCCTACTGAAATGCGCGCGAAGCTCGCAGAACTAGTAGAAGCTTTAGAAGCAGAACGTAGTAAAGAAGAAAAAGATCAGAAAAGAATAGATGAACTTCAGGGTGAAGTAAATGAAACCTATGAAGCATCAATTAAGATAATTGATGAAAACAAAGATAAGATTACTGAGCAGCTTGCTGTCGGTATGATTGATCTAACAGATGAGGCTATAGCAGATATTCTCGCTCTTGTTTTAACTATTCGTGATAAAGAAGGTAAAGTGACTAAAGAAGTCACTAAAGATCAAATTCTTTATGGTGAAGAATATAGTGCTGATAGTGATGAACTACTTTCACTGATTGAAGGTATTATGGAATACCTTGTTGAAGCACTAAAAAAAATTCAAGTGGTGAGCCAGATGTTGAGCAGTCTCGTGAGGCCAGATTAGCGGAAATACGGAAGGCTAAAGGTCTTCCAGAACCTAAAAAAGAAGCGCCACTTACTATATATGATTTGGTCCAAACTATGTGTCTAAGTAATCCCCAGATGGAGTGGTATACCATCTGGGGTTACACGTATGAGGAGATACTACATCGCTGGGATATTTGGAAAAAATTTGACGTTGTAACTCGTATTTTTGGTAGTGGTGAAAAAGAAAAAGAAGAAACAAAAACTCCAGTAAACACCGATGCCACCATGGCTGCCTTAGGTGCTTTATTTGGACCTAGCTTTATGAAACCCCCTACCGAGGAGAACACGTCAAATGGTTGATCCTAAAGATACCAGCGTTGATAACCCTGCAATTGGAATTGATGAAGTAGCAGCTATTTCAGTTTCTGCATCAATGGAAGATGCCTCAATTAACCTTAGGCCTTCTAAAGAATCTCAAGAAGCTTTAAACAATCTTAAGGGTAATGCGTCTGTATCTGTAGATAAAAGTAAAGTCATTAAAGACCTAAAAGACCTAGGCCAACTTAATATAGATGTTGGTGTAGCGCCTGCCTCTAAAACCCAAACAATAACTCAAAAAATAGTAACTAGTGGTACAGCTGTACCAACAGCAACTAAAGATGCTGATGCTATGGCACAACGCTATGAGCAAGCTGTACACTACGTTAATAAATTACTAGGTACTGTTGGTACAGCAGGACCTAAGCCTATAATCTCTAGTGCCACTAATGCTCTTAAGCGTGGTGA